ATGGGGTTACTAGTAAAAAGAAAGAATGGTCAAAGTGGTCTGATCTAGATCAATCAAAGTTTGCTCCATTTATTGTGAATCGGTGGCTGTCTATGCGGCAGGATTTAACTGAAATCATTAATGAGTTACAATGCTATACAATTGGGTTATTACGACCACAAGAAACATATCGATTGTATCACGAACTGTTACCTACCAATAAAGCATTTGCAAAATATATTAAAGGTAAGAAAGAAGACAAATTTTCGGATAAACTAATAATTCAGATTGCAGACCATTATAAAGTTAGTAAATCAGAAGCAACTGATTATGTAGAATTAATGGATCAAACATCATGTACCCGATTGCTGGGTCTATACGGTTATAATGAATCAGAAATAAAAACAATGTGTAAAGGAGTTACGAAATGAGTATAAACACACAATCACATTATAAAGGTAAAGATAGCCTTTATAAATTTGCAGAAGAATGGGATTTGAATAGCTATGAATTTGATATTATTAAACGCATTGTAAGATGCCGGCACAAAGGTTCATTTGACCAAGACTTAACAAAGACTAAAGACTTAATAGATATTTATTTAAAAGAAAAGTCCGTACACTATACAGAACTTACAAAATAGTATTTTCATATATTTATATTTAAAATTAAGGAAATATATGAAAAATAGTTTAGCAGAAAATATGCGAAGATTTGGTACTAAGAATCTAAATGAATCTCAAACAAATAATTATATGTTTTGGCAAAATCTTAAAACGATTGCCCACGCAGCAACCGAAATGTTAAAAATGAATCAAGATCAAATTGATACAATGATTGCAAATGGGCATGGTTGGGCAGTGGATCATGTTTCGTCATCAGCTGACGATATAGAAGAAGTATATCATTTCGTAGAAGCTAATTTGTCTGACAATAAAGAACCAGGAATTGGCGAATTAAACAGAATGTAATATTAAATTATAATTTTAGAGTGTAACAGAAATGTTGCACTTTTTTACTGTTAATTGGTTGGATTTTATATGATTATTTTATATTATATAGTATGATAACTAAAACGTATAGAATAATTATTGAAGGACATGAAATAGGATCACCAAAACGAATACACCATACTTTTAAATTTAATATGAAAATATACAAAATAATAGCAAAAATAATTGCAAAAAAATTTAAAAAAACAAAAAATATTAAATTTAACAAATGAAAGAAAATGTAAATTATATAGCCCCAATATACAAATTATCATTGAGGGATGCAACTACGGTACCGAGACGAATATCATATTCACAATGGTCAATGTATGAAAAATGTCCGAAGCAATGGAAACTTGCATATATAGATGGATTGGCTCCATTTCAATCAAGCATCGATACATGTTTTGGAACAGCCTTTCACGAAACCCTGCAAACATATTTAACTGTAATGTATACAGATTCAGTTAAACGAGCTGATGCAATTGATTTGCGTGAACTATTAACAACTAATATCCGCAATGAATATGTACGAAATGTGGAACAAACCGGAGCACACTTTTCTAATGGGTTGCAGTTAGCAGAATATGCTGAAGATGGGGTTGCAATATTAGATTGGCTTAAGAAAAAGAGATCTGCATATTTTTCTACAAAGAATTGGGAATTGGTTGGAATTGAAATTGAATTATGTACTCAAGCATCACAAAAGAATCCATCAGTATATTGGTATGGATTTATTGATGTTGTGTTGCGAGATGTAGCTAACAACACAATTCATATAATTGATATCAAAACTAGCCGATCTGGTTGGAACAAGTTTCAAAAACAGGATTCAATTAAAGCAGCTCAATTAGTTGCTTATAAAAATTACTTTTCAGAACAATTTGGTATTCCTAAGGATAATATCGATATTGAATTCTTTATAGTTAAAAGAAAAATGATTGAAGAGTCTATGTTTCCACAAAAAAGAATTCAACAATTTAAACCAGCATCTGGTACAGTAACACAACGCAAAGTCCAAAGATCAATTGATGAGTTTGTAGACAATTGTTTTGATCAGGCCGGCAATAAGAATGCTGACCGACCTTACCTATCAATATCAGGCAAAGGTGATAAAAATTGCAAATATTGTCCATTTAAAACAGATTATGCAAATTGTCCTAAAGAAGCTAGGATTCGAGAATAAAAATTATTATATTAGTATAAATGATAAAGGTCGCAGTAATTGGAAATACGAATTGGCAAAACAAAAGAAAGATTCAGGAAACATTGCGTATGTTAAAACTGAAGTTTCCTGATGGGGTTACTGTTGTTGGGGCTGGTGGTGCTGAGGGAGCAAATTCATTTATTAGAAAATATGCAATAGAATTTGGAATGGATTACAAAGAATTTAATCCTTCATTTTCTGGTTATAATTTATACTCAGCGATGCCTGAATCATATTATGGTAAACCATATCATTTTAGTCAATTGCATCATAGAATGAAATTATTAGCACAAAGCTGTGATTACATGATGATATTAACCAACGAAGTCACATTGGATCCTGTACTTAAAACAGCATACAACAATATTACAAAATTAAAAAAACCAGTAGTTATTATTGGTTGATATATTTATATTAAATAGTTATAAAGGAAGAATAAATGAGTTTACCGACATTACAAAAAATCAACCCAAACAATCCAAAAAAGAAGAAAATTTTATTATTAGCAGATGATTTCCGTTTACCATCGGGAATTGGAACTATTAGTAAAGAAATTATCTTTAACACAGTTAAACATTATGATTGGGTTCAATTAGGTGCAGCATTGCAACATCCAGAAGCTGGACAAGCATTTGATCTATCACAACAAGTAGCAGAAGAAACCGGTGTTGCTGATGCCGCCGTAAAATTAATTCCATGGAATGGTTATGGTGATCGAAACATATTGTTTTCAATGATCAACCAAGAAAAGCCAGATGCAATATTTCATTTTACAGATCCACGTTATTGGACATGGTTGTATGCATTAGAACATGAAATTAAAACTAGTTTCAATATTCCATTAATTTATTATTCTATTTGGGATGACTTACCATATCCTATGTGGAACGCGCCATATTACGGTAGCTGTGATTTGATTATGGGAATTAGCAAACAATCGGATAATATCCACAGAGAAGTGCTTAAACAGAATGGATTTGGCGTTGTTGATTATGATAAGAATAAAATTCTTCATGAAGGACCACATAACATTAAATATAACCAAGTAATTACTGGATTTGTACCGCACGGATTGAATCACAATGTATTTAGACCACTTCCACAAACTGATGAGTTGTATCAAGCAACATTCAAAAAACTCAAAACAGATAATTCGGTAGATTTTGTTGTAATGTGGAATAACCGAAATATAAGAAGAAAACAACCAGGCGATTTAATATTAGCATTCAAACACTTTGTAGATCGATTACCAACGGATAAACAGAGCCGAGTTATGTTGTTAATGCATACTCAAGCAATAGACGATAATGGAACCGATTTACGGGCAGTAGCAACGACATTGGCTCCTAATTGTAAAATTATATTCTCTGAACAGAAACTGTCAGCAGCTGATCTTAATGCCATGTATAACATAGCTGACGTTGTTGTGAACATTGGATCCAATGAAGGTTGGGGACTTAGCTCGACAGAATCAATGTTAGCAGGAACTCCTATAATTAACAATGTTACCGGAGGTCTTCAAGATCAATGTGGGTTTGTTGATGAAAATGATGAATGGATACGATTTGATAGTGAGTTTGCAACAAACCATACCGGTAAATATAAAAAACATGGGGTATGGGTTAAACCGGTATTCCCGACAAACAGATCACTTCAAGGATCGCCACAAACTCCATATATTTTTGATGATAGAGCCACGTTTGAAGGTATTGGCAATGCTATTATGGATTGGTACTATACTCCGACAGAAACTCGCAATGAAATGGGATTAGCTGGTCGTACATGGTGTTTAGGTAATGGATTAACCGGAGAGCAAATGGGTGATACGATGATTGAAATAATTGATTACTTGTTCGTTGCAAATAAAGAACCAAGACCAAAATACACATTGCA